GTATCTTCGGCATCCCGTTCGGCCGTCTCGAGCTTGGCCAGTTCGGCATTCAGCGGCGCCAATGCATCGTTGTATCGCCTGGTCGTTTCGTTCAGGTTGTCTTGAGCCGACCTGACTTCTTCATTGGCCGCGGCCAGGTCGCGCAAGGCGTTGACGTAGACCCCTACGCCGCCGGCCAAGTTACCGGTCAATCCGGATGTCAGACTCTCCGCGTCTTTCAGCGTATCCAGGGTCAGCTTCTGGACGTTTTGGAAATTCTCTTGCGCCTCTTTGACGCGCTGCGTCGCCGCTTCCATCTCCAGCAAAGCAATGCCATATTCTCTTATGGCCGGTGGCAGCCCACCGATAGTCGCCTCCATTTCGTCGAAGACTTCACTTACCCCGGCCGAACCTTCCCGGATTCGGGCGATACCGGCCGCGATGGCTTCCCTACTGCCAATGATGCGGTCCAGTAAACCGGCTTCATCACCTTCATCGCCGCCAATGCTGCGAAGATGCTGTTCTATCATGCCGGCTAATTGGTCGAACACGCTGAAGTCGGCAGCTGCGAACCCACCCAGATATTCATCCATGGCGGCCGCGCCCCACTCAGGCAGGTCCGGAGCGATCAGAGGTGGAGAGCCTGGGGACAACCAACGCTTGATGATTTGTCCGATCCAGTTCAATGCGCGAATGACGGCCACGCCTGCAGCGGCGATACCGCGTGCCAGGCTCATGGTGATATTGCGCCCCCACCCTTCCGATGCTTCTGCAATGGCGCCGAAGTTTTTGCTGAGTGACTCGCGGAATCCGGTCAGGAATCCTCTAACAACTTCCCATAGGCTGGCGAAGACATCGCCCACTCTTTCGGTGATGACAGATAGCTTTTCCAACGCCGGCCGCAAACCCTCAGCAAATGCCCGCGCCAGGGGTATCACCAGGTTGAGCAAAGATAGGAACACCGGGATGACGGCCGTGCCCACACTGATCATGATGACCTCGAAGGCGGACTTAAGCTTGGCGATATTGGCGCTGAGTGATTTGTATTGTTCTACTCGCGCCTTTTCGACGGCGCCGCCGGCGCGTTCGCCGAATGCGTCCACGGCCCCGGCCGCAGTCGTAGCGTCGTTGCTCAGGATAGACATGACGCCGCCCAACGCTCGCACGTTAGAAAACAGTTTGGCGGCTTCTTCGGTCGTATCGAGAAAACCCGCGTCCTTCAACACCTTCAGCGCTTGTACGGCGCCACCGCTTTGCTGTACCAGGTCATAGCCGCTGCTGTAGCCGAGCCGTTCGATAGCCCCTTGCAGTGTTTCTGTAGGGCTTAGAAGTTGGGTGAAGGTGGCTTGCAGCCGCGTGACCGCTTCATCCGTGCTTAGCCCGGTCTGGGTCATACGAGCGATCGTGAAGCCTAGCTCTTCCAGGCTCACACCTAAACCGCTGGCAATAGGCATGATGCGACCAAGGCCGGCCGCCAATTCGGGCAGCGTGGTGATACCTTCGTTGACGGTCTGGAGGAAGATGTCGGTGACACGGTTCGCTTCTGTCACCGGGAGCTGGTAGGCCCGTAGGGAGGCGATGAGCAGCCGCGACGTATCTTCTGTACTGGCCAGGCCGGCGCCGGCGGCCCTGGAGGCTTGCTCCATGACCATAAAGCCGCGTTCGGTGTCGTAGCCGGCGCTGACGACATTATAGAGCGAGGCGGCCACATCGGCCGCGCTGGCCCGGGTCGTCAGCGAGAAGTCAAGCACGCGATCGCGTAGCTTTTTGAATTGTTCTTCGGGTAATTGGGCAATGGCATTGACGTTGCGCATGGCGCCGTCAAAATCAGAGGCCATCTTCACGGAGACTACCCCTATTCCAACGGCGGCGGCGCCAATGGCAGCCATGCCTATCGCCACCTTCTTGCCTACACTGGCGGCCGTGGTTTGCAGGCGGCCGAGAGCGGAGATGGCTTTGTTGACACCGGCCTCGGCGCTGCCACCATCTAGGACGATCTTGCCGTGCGCAGATCCGAGATCGATTGACGGCATTTATCTTATTAGGGGAGCTGTCATTTCAGGTTGCTCCACCATACCTCTTGCTGCTGCCACAGCATTTAGTGAATGGATATCCGCCAGGCGGATTAAGTCATCGTTGCTTTCTCAATAGGTCAGAGAAGTTACCCATGGGCAAATCCTTTGGCCACCGGCCCGGCGGGCTGCCGGGTCGCCCCGGCATAGATGGCGTATCTTTTTCATTCCGTCTTTCGGCTTCGCGTCCCAATTGAAGGATCCTCAAGTCGAAATTTATCGCCGCCAGCTCGTCCGTCAGGCCTACGATCTCGCTCGGCCGCTGACTATACGCCACCGCCAGGTGATGCAGCATCTCCGCCTGATCCTTGTTCTTCTTCAGAAAAGGGGGCAACCTGCTTCACTCCCTCCGTAACTGCCTCGAAGATGTACATCTTGTCATTGAATGATAACCAAGGCTCGTTCACGCCAATAACATCTTCGCCAGGTTCGTCGCCTACTTCCGGTTCGACCAAAGCTGCCTTGAAGACAGAATTGGCCAAGTCGTTCATTTCGCCCAGTTGGCCAGATTTGAGCAACTGCATCCAATCAAAATCGAACTGGGCATTTTCTTGGGGATTGAAGCCTATTGATTCCAGCAGCACAATTGGAATAGCTCCTGAAAATACAAGTTGTTCTAGTGACAGCGACGGCCAGCGTTTAATCGCTAAACCACACTCCGGCAATACGTCGGCGACGGGCACGAAGCGTTCGCGTATTTCGCGAAGAGATTTCCCCTTCGAATTCATGTTCTGTTCTCCCCGGCCGGGGCGAGGATCATATTGAGACCATCGCCCCAACCGACTTGAGCTGCGATCTAGCTAGCTGGTACGGCTGCGGCCGTTTCGTCCTGGATTTGCTTGAAGATGCCGTTGCTGCCATCATCGACCAGGTCGACGGTCGCCTCGGTCAAGCGCCAGTTGCCATTCTCCAGCTTGCTTGCCTTTAGAGACGTCAGCTTCACCTTGCTGGCCAGGATATGCATATCTCCTGCGCCTTCGTCCAGCGCCTGTCCGTACACCTTGAAGTACGGCATCCGATCGCCGGCGCTAAGCTTCAGCGTAGTGATCTCATTGGGCGTTGTGCCGGACGTAGTCAAGGTAATACCGGTCATGATGGAAAGCGCCGCGCTCGAGAATTGGCCGGCCCGGATATTCCCTTCCGCGCCCACGATATAACTCAAGATTGCTTTCCAGGCATCGTCGCCTATCAGCCGGCCGCCATCAAAGACCGGAGCAAATTCCAACATGCTGGCTGCGCCCAGATCCTCCTGGACAGTGCCACCGATATTGGTGACCTTTATGTCGCGCAGACCGTAGATAGCGTCTCCATACTGTACACTTGCCATAATTCAATACCTCCACCGTTTTGTCCGGTTTAGAGCTTAGCGGCCGCATTTGCGACCCACGATTCAATTTCACCTTTGCTTGCGCCCACCTGAGAAGCCAGGGTTTTGACGCCTTCTTCATTCAATGTAGCCAAATCTGCCACACTCCCCACCCCTTTTTCGGCCAGTTCGGCCGCTCGTGCTTCACTCAGGCCGGGTAAATCGGTGAGTTCCGGAACCGGAACTGCAGCCGGGACACCGGTAAAGAGGGCTTCGGTTTCGGCCACTTCCGAACCTAGCAAGCGGGCCAGCGTGCTGATAACCGCCTTGGTCGGTTTGGGTTGCCCGGGTTTTACGCGGAACTGTTCCGCAATAGGGTAGGTGATCAGATTGGCGGCAGTCTCCACGTCGACATCTTGCACAAACCCGTTTTCGGCCGACCAACAATAGGAGTCGATCATGCGAACGACCGGTCCCCCGATGAATTCGATTGCCACTTTACTCATGAAATTTACCTCCTGCGCCAGAGGCGCATTCATTTACCGACTACGCCACAGGCGCGTCTACCGGAACACCTCAATGGTGCCATCTGTTACGTCGCTGTAATCGACCCAAAGTGTTCCATCGGCTTGCGCGAAAATGTTGGCGTCAATGTTCTTGAAAGTCCATTTTTCGTTCGCGCCGATAGCAATCACCTTGTCAGGTAGAGCGAGACCCGCTTTCGTGACGTTCGTTTGCAGAGTTAGATTGAATCCCGTTGACCCATTTTGGATCACAAATACTGTGTCCGGCGCGAGCGGGAAATTATGACCATCTACAATGAGGGCTGTTTGGGTCGCTTGAATGCCGTCATGGTCGGGACGTTCAACGGTTAGTAATACCCTTGCCATTTAATACCTCCATCTTGAACCCACATCAGTGTGGGACATTAACCCCGGAAACGAACCACTTCGTACCGGCTAACTGATAACGAGCACATTAGCACCGGATCTTCCTGGCCGGTGATATTGTGGAACCAGCGCACTTCCCATACACCATCGACCGGCTGGCCTATTTTTTGACGATGTAGGAGTACACGGGTCCTGTCTATCGCCTGGTAGATGGTCACGTACTCATCCAGTTCGTAGAAATAAATGTCGACATATTGCCTGCCGGCGAACCGATCTGGTCCATCCGCAATTTCGCTGGTCGCCTTCACCAATGCACAGGGCAGGATTAAACTATCAGCATCAAAAGCGGCCGCCGTGATCGGATGAGTGCGTTTTATCTCCCTTTCAGCATACACCCCACCAGTTAAGAGCGTCTGTAAAGTGGCATCGGCCAGCATAAGATCCCGTATTGTCTGGTTCATGCCAACAGCCTCTGCAACATAGATAATAATTGTGGTCCCATCTCAAGCGTGACCGGCCAGACGATGGCAAACCTGCCGGCATTCTTCAACTCCAGCCAGCGGCCGTAATCAAGACTATGAACGAAATAGATGACGATGTTTTTGCCCTCGCGGGTAGCCACGCCCATTAGGCCGGCACGGGCATTGCCTGTTCTATCGGTCCAGGGTGCCCGCACGCGCATCTCATTCTGGCCTTTCACGGCAATGAAATCGGCTACGGCCAATACCCCAAGAGGCAGGCCATCACTATATTTCATAACCTGTTGCTGCAAGGCTTTGGGCGGGTTGATCCACTCAATTCCCGATTTCGCCATAAATCCACTATCCCCAAAATGCTGTGTTCAATTGTGTGACGCTGCCTATCAACCAATTGGCCAATGCTAGGCCCTGGCTTATCTTCATCAGGCTCACGTTAACGCTGCCGCCGAGCATGTCGGCATAATCATCCATCTCTGTCCAGGCGGCCGTACCACCCATCCAGCTGCGCAAGCGATCGACAAATAGGTCATTGTCCATGAGCATGGCCACCTTATAACAGAGACATTGGACATGGAGTGGCAATGAGATCTCTCCTTTTGGATAAATGCCATCCCCGTCATCGCCTCCGGTGGCCACATCGTCACAAATATCCTGCTTCGGGTGCTCTGAGCTGAGCAGGATCTGTTCCCTTTCTATCCACGGCATCTTTGCAAATGTCGCATCGGTGCTCATGTTCAGGACCGTCTGCATTTCATTGCGAGCCAGGCGCAAAGCGTTGTAGGCCACACCCTGCCCGGCGCAGTCGCTACCGCTATACAGTCCCGTTTGCCGGCCGGCGGCGATCTCTCCCTTGGCGAGCTGGTTCAATCTTGTGCTGGTCCAACGCGGGCAATCGGCGCCGGCGCCCAAATATTGTTGCAGTTGCTTCGATGTATCCCAGGCGCTCTGGCTGTTAGCAACAGCGCCTACCAAGGTGTTTTCGATATTCCGGCGCGAAACCTTGTCCAGTCGCCAGATGCGATGGCTCAGATTTAACCCATCGGGCCCTGAGCGAGTTCGGGCGATATTGAGCGTCTGCTGCAGAAGCGCCACGAAGATATCTGGATTTGGGGCCACCTGTTCACGCAATTCGTGGCCACGTCGTCGCCCGATCGATTCCGCGGCGGTCTCCTCTTCGTCCAAATGCGGCACTATCATCTTTTCATGCATGATAGCCAGCATGCCGAACGGAATACTGGCCGCCTGCTGCATGCCCCGGCCCATCAATTCGGCGTATTCCTTTATAAAGGAAGACCAGGCGGCTCTCATTGCTGTCTGAGCCGCGAGAGCGTCAATCAGTTGTAAAGGTTCATCCGCCGGCGCTTTTAACAAGGGCTCGAGCGCCGCTTCGGTTACTTCGTTGACCAACCGGTGGACCTCGCCGGTGATGTAGAGCAGCAGCCGCACCATGGCTATGTGTTGGGCATCGGCCAGTTCTTGCTGGTCGCCGGCCGGCACGTCTTCGAGAGTAATAGCCTCTTCGAGAGGAACAGCCTCAGTTAATCTGTGGCCCGGATTCCTATTGCTGGAGCGTGGTTTTGCCGGCATTGGCATTCTTGGGGCCATCCATTCCCCGCATTAGCGACGTGGCGATATTGACCAGGCGCTCAGTATCTACCTGGCCGTTGCTATTATTGCCGGTCATGAGCATGTCCGGCTCAATGCCCGGCAAGAACCAGGTCAGGATTATTGCGATGGTCTCTTCCGGCAGCCCTAGAGCACGCATCGCCAACGCCGCCCTGAATAACTTCTCGATATCGGCCGCCGTGACTCGCTTCTTAGGCGTCCACTTGATCTCATACGTCAAGTGGTCCGGCAAAATGCCGGCCAGCAGCCATTGCCGCTCTATCAGCGGCCGCACGAATTGATCGGTCACCCAGCTCTGGACTTCTATCAGCGTTTCATCGTATTGTTCTTTTTGATGGCCGATGACGCTAAAGTCGATGTCGGTCCCATAACCCACAATTCCCATCGGAACTGGCGAGCCGAGCCAGAAGGTATGAATGTGATGCTGCACGTCCGCAATGTCATTCAACCGGGCATCGCCCTGGATGGCCGAGATGGATCCGGGTTTATTGGTGAAGAAGTCGGCCGCGGCGGCAAATGGGTTGTCTAATGCGCTCTTGTTCAGTTCTTTGTAAAGTTCGATCCCGCCTACATCGGCACCTTCGACCACGTGCAGGTATTTCATACCCGCTCGCGTCTTCCGGCGCACGGCCATATCCAACTCGCCTTCGTTCATACGCTTCCAAGATTTAATGGCAGAGGCCAGCAGCGGCCGGCCATACCGGTTGCCTTCATCATGGTTCCAACGGGCATGGATGATTTGCCATTCGGCAAACCATAGAGCATCCCTTGGCACATCGTTCAGCCAGGCACGCTCTGATAGCCAGAATGCCTCCGATGGGTCTTCAAATCGATCGGCTTTGTCGGTATTGCGATGCATCAACAGAGTCGGCTTGCGCGTGACATCCACAATTTTCAGATCGTTGGTTACACCTATCTCTAGAAACGTATCACCGTCGCGGAAGGTCAGCCGGGACCAATCATCAAGACGGCCGTTAAGTTTCAGCCGATCGCGCAATGCATGGGCTATCTCGATGGCATTATCATCATCGGCATCCACCATAAAGCCACCGGCAACAGCATCCCGTGCCAGCGTTTGCATGATAGACTCGGCGCGTGTGTCACTCTGGTACATCGTCCGGCTATCTTTGATGATGGCCGCCCGCTCATTGCTGGACCTCAACTTACTGATGAGATCTGCCGCCGGTCTAGGTCTCTGGCGGACGACCTCATCGGCCGTCGTCTTCGGATGGTCCCGCCGGAATAACGCCGTGATTCTATCGATAATGCTTGGCATGATTATTTGGCAGTCGCGTTATGTGTTTTGCGTTCTTCTTCCAGTTCCTTGCGCAAATTACGCTCGCGAGTCAATTGCCGTTTGAGATCGATGATTTGATTCCGCATAGTCGCTAATTCAGCCGACCATTCCGTTTCTCTTCGTTCCTGTTCGGCCTGCAAACCTTCTATAAGGGCTTGCAGCTCGGCTTCCCGTTCAAAATGGCGACTGCGTTCGACGTCTAGTTCTTCTCGTAATGCCGTCAGGTCCGCCTGTAACTCGGCTTCCCGTTCCTGATGGCGAGTCCGCTCGGTATCCAATTCTGCCCGTAACGCCACCAGATCAAGGCGGATCTCAGCCAGCATCTCTTGATAATTGCCGATCAGGATGTCGGATGCCTCGGCGTCAGTCTTGCGTGTCTCGGCATCGGTTTTGCGCGTCTCGGCCGTCGTTTTGGCAATCGCTGCCCGTTCCCGTTTCCGGCCGAAAATATAGCCGATCGGGCCACCCAGCAGGCCAATGATGCTGGCAATAAGTGGGATGAAATCGACTAATTGCATATCAGATCACCGTTTACCGACTATGGCGCCAATCCCCCTACCAACCCAGACTTCACTGGCGAAGTCCGGGTTGATGGCACTAGCGATGAAATAAGTGACACCCTTGACGATCGGGCGCCGGCGCAGCGCCTGCCAGAATTGAATATATTGGGCTGCTTTATCGGCCGGAGCGGCGGCCTTGTTATTGCTCGCCTCCGTGACCCACAGCTCTTTATTGGGGAAGATGCCAGCGTACTGGTCGACGACGGCAAGGGCTGTATCCATGGTGGCAGGCGAGCCTGGAAGAGTATTCCAATAGGCATGAACCCCTATCGCGTCACAGGCCAGAGCCGCTAGCTTGGATTGATTAGCGAAATCAATGTGATATTGCCGGAAGCCGGCCACCCCCTCGCCCGGAGATAATCCGGGGTAAATAAACCGCATTGAAGGTAGGGCAGCCCGATAGAGTTTGAGGAGTGCAAGCAGCCATTGATTGAAGCCGGTCCCATCTGCCCAGGTCGCCCCCATACCCTCGACGGTGAGATTGGGTTCGTTGTGTAATTCGACGTAAACACGTCGATTCCCACCGATGGCGTTGATCGACCGGGACACGACACTGAATGTCCAATCGAAAAACTGCTGCGGCGTAACTGCCCGGCCGCCAAAACTCAGGAACGCACGGATGATGAATGTAGCTGCCGGCATCATGCTCGCCAGGGCGCTCACGCTTTCTTCGGCCGTGCTCGATAACAATTTTATGACGTCCGGCCTGGTTGCTGATATTTCGGCCCGCTCTTCCGGAGATAGATCACCCCCATCGGCCGAGGTGTGCAGTCCAAAGCCTGCATTGCCAGTCGCCGGCTTTGGCGGAGGTGGCGCTGGAGCGGGTGGATCTTCACCGGCAACGTAGTAGAACCATTCTTCCCACGTCGTGCCGGGACAAATTGTGCTGGCGCGAGGCATGTTGCGATGCGGAAGCACCTGCTCAATATCCAGTTGTTGTTTCAGGAATGCCACCAGAGCGGCCGCGCTGTCGAGCTGCGGCCGGGGCGGCTTGTAATAACGAAAATCACCTTGCAAAGCGATACCGACGCTATACTCATTATTCCAGGCTGAATGATAGGAGATGTTCTCCAGGTAATTGGTTTGGAAAATCTTGCCGTCAGCCTTGATGACATAGTGGTAGCCGATACCCGGCCACCCTTTTGTCTCGACGTGATACCTGGCCATGGCTTCGATGGGCGTGCTGTCCGGCGTAACTGTGTGATGGATGGTCAGTGTCGTGATATCTGCCAGGGATCGGCTAGCATACCGTTTCGTAGCGTGCTTGGGGAGAGTATTGACGATGTCATAAATAGGCAATGGCGCCGGCTCGCCGGCCGTCGTGAGCCAGCGTGTATAGGGCGCTAATAACGGGCAATTCTGCTGCAGCCAGGCCTCGTCGAAACCGTCGCCGATAAGATGACCGTCGACGATGATCAGACGGCTCTCAGTTTTGCCGGCCAGTACTGCATCGCGAACGGTTTTCATGGCCGTTGCATGAGACCAGCCACGGAAGCCTATCGAACACCAGGCGCCGTCAACAGTAATGCCGTTCTGCATCTTGCCGGCGATCCATTTTTCTTGTTCGGCCGTCAAAGAGTTTGGATGCAGCATTACCCGTTCTGTGATTGGTGACAAATCCATACAAGACTTTGTGTTTGGTCCCGGTTCCGTATCCGCATAACGGGTGACCAACTGGAAATCTTCAAGCACCGGCATCAGGGCATTGAGCTTATTTGGCAGGTCGCCCCATTGCGTTCCCCCTTGCAGACACCACAGAAACGCCCCGCGCACATTCGGATGGCGGGATAGAAGCTCGCTATACCATTTAATGTCGGCCATGGCGATGCTCTGGGCAGGCATGTTGTTGTATTCCCAGGCCCATTCAGATATGAACGTGGTGGGCCGTGCCAGGCCCATCCTGTCGGCGGCATCATTGAGCCACTCGAAACGACCGATGAGGAATGGAAAGAACTTCTGCGCCGGGCTGTTCATGTCGAGACGCTCGCCGGTGTCACTCGTGATGGTCAGCTTGCCTTCGTGCAGCGAGACAGCCGCTCGTTCCGGATTGGCCGCACAATAGGCCAGGTATGCGCGAAAGCCGTCCAAGCGCCAATGTGTCGGCTCTGGCTGGCCGGCGTTGTGGCCAGATAACGCCACTTTCCAGCCATCGGCGTTGGCCAG